GGACGTTCTCGACGAGGGTTTCCTTAGCCATACGCACGGCCTCCAGTTTTGCCTGCTTGGCCTGCGCTGCCATTTGATTGGCGTGGCGGGCGTTTTCCAAGTCGAGTTGGAATTGCTGTTGTGCATCCAAAGCCATTTTTTGCTCCTATTAAGCGGTCATATTCTTCATGGCGATATTGCCATAGTACGTCGTGCCTCCGTTCGGGGTGAAGAAAACCCAAACGTCAACAGCGTTCGCCGTAGTGGTGCGAGACAGGGATGCTGCCCCGCCAGGGAAAACAAAACTACCGCCAGCCCAAGCCACAGTTCTACCGGCAGTACCATCGTTCGTCAAGATCAGCGTGAACGAAGACGCGCCTGTGGAGACTGGGTATCGCAGTGTAATTGTGGCGTTGCCGGTTAACGTGGCGGTAAACACGCCACCGCTAGTGACATCGAGGTTGATGGCGGTGCCGGTGTTACCCAAGGCGGTAACCGTGTCGGCATAACCGATTGCGCGGACGTAGTTACCCGTGGTAACCGCTGCGGCAACTTGCAACAAAGAAGAAGCCGAGGGGGCTGCACCTGCACCGCCACCGATCAGAAACTGATTAGCCGTAAGCGCACCGGAGGACGCCAGAGTGTTGGTGGCTGAGTAATACGGAATGCCGCCGGAGGTGCCAGAAGTCAGGCCCGTGCCGCCAGAACCAACCGGCAGAGTGCCAGTGGTTAGCACGGAGGACGAGGAGGCATAAACAGCCCCATTTGCATTAAACGTAGTTAGCCCCGTACCGCCGTTGGTCGTGGCAAGTGTTCCGGCAACCGACACAGCACCAGACGTCGCCGTCGAAGGTGTCAGCCCCGTGCTGCCAAAACTGATGGTCGTCACGCCATCAGCCGTGCTAGACGCCACCTTCACATAGTCGCTGCCGTTCCAGGCAACGATGGCGCTCTCGCCAGTCACCAAGGTCACGCCAGTCGTCGGGCCTGCCCCGACAATCTTTACAGACTGTGAAGTTGAGGTTGCGTTGATGATCAGGTACTGACGGCTTGATGCCGGAGCAGTGATCGTCAGAAGGCCCGCCGGGTTACCCGTGCAGTTGATCACCGCATACTGGGCAGAGCCAGAAGAGCCAGAGCCGACCTGCGTCAGCGAAGAACCGTTGGTAACCGTGAGGGTTACTGCCGTCTGAGAACCGCTGATGGTCTGCGTACCTGCGGCAGCGGCGTCTACATACTGGGTGATGTAGTCGTTTACCGTGTCGCCCCAGGTGCCGGACAGTTCACCCGTGACCGGGAGGGCAAGGCCCAAAAGGGAGGTGTATGAGGTGGGCATCTAAGGCTCCTATGTCGTCGGCACGGGCGTCCACCCGGACGACTGCACGTTGTTGATATTCTGCCAATTTGCGGTCTGGGTGTCATCAATGATTTCCCAGAAATAGCGCACCGTCTGTGATTCGGTGATGGCAGCGGTTTCGGTACGGGATACCCCGTAGTTTGTGATGGCCGCGATCTGGGCGGCTATCGTCGCATTCTCGATTACAGACGCCACAAACGTGGTGGCGGCGTCTTCTGTGCTGCTGATGGCTGCGGTTTCCGTGACCGACAGCCCGGTGTAACTTGTTGCCGCAGATTCCGAAGTCGAAGTTGCTACCGTTTCGGTAACGGTTTCACCGTAGAACAGGCCCGCCTGCTCATCATCCGTAGCCGCCGCAGTCTCCGTGACGCTCACCGCATAGGTGGTGGCCACGCTCTGGTCATCAGTAATAGCCACGGAGTCAGAAGCACTGACTGCGTAATCGACGTTGACTGACTGAGTTTCTGTTGCAGCCGTCGTCTCGGTGACAGACGCCGTGTAGTCAACAAGCGCGTCTTGCGTCTCGGACGCTGCTGCTGTCTCCGTGACGGAGACATTCAGAATCAGCGCGGCACTCTGAGTTTCGGAGATGGTGTCCGCACCGCCCCAGGCAGAAACGCCCCAACCACCGCCGCCCCAGGCTACTTGCGTGACCAAGTTTTCCGTGACGGACACCGGGTAGACGGCGCCACCTGCGTTTGTCTCCGAGATGGCGGAGGATTCTGTGACCGACTCTGTGTAGTCAGTCGTGGCCGTCTGCGTCTCAGTCAGCGCCGCCGTTTCAGAAACGGTATCTGCGTAAACAAGGCTGACCGATTGATCTTCCGTAGCCGCCGCTGCTTCAGTAACGGAGACAGGGAAGGTGGCTGCGCCCGTCTGCGTTTCCGCAAGCGCAGCAGTTTCTGTGACGCTTCCGGTTAGGGTTGCATCAACAGACTGTGTTTCAGAAAGGGTGGCAGACTCAGAGACGGAGTCACTGAAGGCGGTAACACCGCCCCAGCCTTTCTCGCTCCAAGCGCCGTCACCCCACCCAAAGGCCATGTCAGGTCAAAGTAGCGGTGTAGGTCACAGCGATGGTATCGCCGCTCACCACAGACTTAGAACTGGAGAAGTCACCTGCGGAGAACAGCGTTCCCGTGGTGTTGTCAATCGTGGCGCTACCACCAATGTTGATGAAGCAACCGGCGACCGTACCAGACGATGTGATGTTGAACGTCACAGCAGACGAAGTGGTCTTGCTGCCGCTCGATGCTGCGCTGAACGAAGGCGTCTTGCGGTTGCCCGAATAGGTCGGGGCGTTAGCCAGACCAACTTCGTTCCACGTACCGTGCGAAGCCTGGGTGTCGCCCGCTGACGGAGTGCCAGTGCCCTTGAGGCCCATAACAACTGCGCCCGCAGCAGAGTTACCAAGAATCGTGTCCAGCGTCAGGTTCTTGCCCACCGTCGTCACGAGGTTCTTGATGTCGTCTTCCCACTTGATGTTGCCATCCTTATCGCGGCACACAGCATGGTATGTGCCGTGGATGCCCATCTCATCAGCGGGCTGGGTGTTGTACGAGCATGCGGCCTCAACTTTGTCAACCGCAGTAATTTTGTCAATGGTCATAATGACTCCTTAGTTGGAAGACCGGATCAAGGCACTGTTGGCGTCGTTGACCGGCATGACGATGGTGAATGTGGCCGTCGAAGTCTTGTCTGACCCGAAGTCCAACACGGCGATGGAACGGTTGGCTTTACTGGAGTTGTAGATCAGGGCACACCGCGCTGTAAACACGCCGGGGTTCCACTCCACATTGTCAAAGTCCACGAAGGCTGTGTACCCAGAACTGTTGATGGTCGTGCCGGTCAGCGTCTTGCCCCCCAACACATACCCAGTCCCAGTGATCTCTGCCGTCGTGGTGTAAACGGTGGTGTCTTCGTTCAGGTCTGCGTTGCCGTTGTACAAAGCAATCTTCAGAACATCCGTCGTGAGATCGTGGATGCCCTGGTACAACTCCTTCTTGAAGGAGGTGGTCTGCGTTTGAACGATTGTCATCAGCCGACCTTCACCCTAACTTGCCCGTTCCTGTAGGCATCCTGACGGTTCTTACCATCACCCAGTTGCTTCAACAGGAGCAGGGATTGAGCAAACTGTTGCTCGTACATGGCAACCACGTCCGGCTCTTCTTTCATGAACCGAGCGGCTTCGACCATCACGCCGTTAAATAGCACAGAGTCAAAGTTGTCACCAAGCCAAGAGGTTCCCGTGGGGTTGAGCACCGTGTCTGCCATCGAGACCGGGTAGTAAAAGTAGTGAAGTTCTACCTCCAAACCAGCGTTCGGGGTCGGACCAACAATGAACGTCAACTCATTTGGATTGTCAGATCGAGGCCCAAAGATGGCGTAGTACCGAGGAGTGCCGGTGCTCGTGGGCGTTGGGTATGCCTGACGGATGAAGTTCACATCCTTATCAAGCAGATACTCATACGAACCATTTGCCAGGATTACCGCCATCGAGAAGACGGACAGGAAATCTGAGGGGCACTGGAGATACTTGTTGTTGGCCGTAAGAAACCCGGTAACGTTCTTACGAAGCGCAGGAAGTTGAACCGTGTTGTAGATTTTCTGCTCGGCCAACTCTGTCATGTTGGCGAAGTCAGTCGCCGAGAACGAGTTCTCGGTGTAATCCTCAACAGCAGTCTTCAACTCCGTGTAGTTCATAAGAACCTCAAGCCATTGGGCCGCGAGCCATCGTTCCCTTGGTGGCA